ATTCAAACTGAAGATTCGCGCAACGACACTGACCGTCAACGCAGGCAACGTACTGACACGCTTGTCTATCCCGATGACCACGACCAGCGCGGCGCAGCAGACAAACTTGTACCCGCTGAACACCATCACGCTGACACTGACCGGTTTGGTGGCGGGTTCTGACGTGACCATCCTCGCCGCAGGAACTGAGACCGTGCTGGCAACGCAAGAGGAAAACGCAGGCACAACCTACGGCTACACCTATGAAACGCCTGTGAGCGTTGACGTTGCCGTGTACCAGCCGGGTTACATCCCATTCTTCATTCGCGGGTACGCGCTCGGGTCGAGTGACGCATCCCTTCCCTGCGCTCAGGTCGCAGACACAACCTATTTGACTTAAAGGAACCCCATCATGGCGATGATTACTGACCCAGACGACCTCGTAGTTGGCACAAACCTCGCATTCGACACTACTGCCAAGACCTTCACCCTGTCAGTCGGTGGCATTCTGGTTGCCAAGGACGGTGTTGACGCAAATGCGGTGTGGTCTAAGTTCGTGGATTTGTGGGCCACAGCCACATACAAGCCTTATCCGTTCCCCATGAACAAGATCGACAACCGATCTGGTCAATACGTGTTCGGGCGCGACCCCGGCGGCACATACAACGGCTGGAAGCCAGCCAACGATGCCACACGCCAAATGATTCGCAATGGTGGCTGGAACGAGTACAGCGCAGCGGGCGTATTGAACCGGGTGTACTTCGGTGCGGTGTTGCAGGGCGCGGTGTCCACTGGCTCTCAGTGCTACTACCAGAAGGATGCCGCTGGCCCAGCCATCGACTACACCTTTACCGACTTGCCCAACGAAGCCCGCCAAGTGTTTGGCGATGCCAGCAACGGCAACTTTGACAACCGCACATTCTTCAAGTCGTTCAACCGAACCTACGGGTACACGTTCGACGATGTATCGCTGACCGACATTTCAGAGACCGCCACCGGCCCCTACAAGCTGCCGTTCGGTATCAACACATCGGCTGACCTGAACTTGACCGCAGACGACACGGCGGTTCTGAGCGCACCGTACTCCACTTGCACGATTGCCTACGACTCTGCAACCACCAACCGCACCATTGGCGGCGGCAGCTACCCGTTTAAGAAGCTGATTACTCACACCGCCATGACCCGGTTTGAGATTTACACCAAGATGCAGTACCTGCTGCGCCAGAACTCTGACATCAACACAGGCGGCACGGCTGGCACGGTAACAGGCAAGACTGCCGACCTGATCTGCTGGTTCGTGGGGCCAACGCTCTACACCCGTGCGTTCTTCACCCCGATTGCTGCTGACCTGAACGACATTGTTTTCATTGACGACAACGGCATTGAGCGCATCTTCCCTTACGCATCTGCCGGTACGCTGAACTTCAACAGCAACCTGACCAGCGGCGGCACGGGCTACTACACGCTCTACTACACCACCACACCGGGCGGCGACGACTTCGGGGAAGGCACGGCGATCATCGTCAAGGACAAAGACGGAATAGACATTACCGGTACGATCAGCGCAGCGACCATCAACTTCTCATTCGATTGGTCTAACAACGTGCAGGGCGGCTACACCCCGCCAACAGCACGAAACGTCACGCTGGTGTGGGGCAACCCCGGCGTTGCCAAGCCGGGTGTTTCAACGGGAACCATTATTGAGTCCAAGGGCATATCAATCAGCGCCGTGGCTGAGTCCGACCCAAGCTATCTGGTCTAAACCGTGGCAATTACGTTCGACGGGGCCAACAAGCGCATCGTGCTGGACAGCGCGAGCGTTTCGGCTGCGACCATCTGGAGCCGCTGGGCAGACTGGCACGGCGCAAACCCACAGTGGCCTCTCGCCTTCCGTCAGGTGGGTGGCGATGCGTTGGGTGGCGGGCTGTTCATCCCGCCGTACTTCTTCCTGCAATCCGGCTGGCGCGTTCGCCCAATGGAGAGTAACCACAACCTCACCATCACGGGCAACCTGTTCGTTGAAGGCGGCGGCGTTCCCGTGGTGTCCACGCTGGGCACATTTCAGGTCAACGTCAACTACACCGTGCCTGTGCAGGCGCAGGGCATCAGTACATCGGGCGGCACCGGGCCAACAGCGGCTGAGATTGCAGCCGAAGTTTGGGGGTATGCCCCGAGGACGCTCACGAGCGGAGGCGGCGGAACCACAGCAGCGGACGTCTGGTCTTACGCTACGCGGACCCTGACTACGGCCACGTCCTCGTCGTTCATGACTCCGCTCGCATTCAAAGTCAGCACAACAACAACCGCCGCAGACCCGGGACCGGGGCGTATCCGGTGGAACTCGACAACCCAGTCTGCAGCAACAGAGCTATACCTAGACACGATTACTGACGACGGAACCGACATTGATAACTATATTGACTTGATCCCAGTAGGCAGCATGCTGTACGTGCAGGACAAAGACGACGCCGCAAACGTACAGAAGTGGCTCATTACAGGGATCACGCACAACGTCGGCTGGAGCACGTTCGCGGCCAGCTCTCTTAGCTTTTCTGGCGGAAACCTACCAAACAACCACGCCGTCGTGGTCCTGTTCAACAATCAGATAGCAGGGTCGTTGTCCACCGAGCAGGCCACACAGCTAGCAGAGCTTTACAGGGTGCACGGGCTACAACTCGGGTTCCCACTGACGGTGACCGAGACCTCGCGCCAGTCTGATGGTGTCAACCAGTCCATATCCAACGATGGAATTACCACGGTGGTAACCCGACTGTGAGCCTGAGCGCGCGCCTCATAGCGATACAAGGTATAGGGTTTACCCCTATATACGTCGCCGTCCAAGGTTTGCTGGACTACATCGCGGCAGGTGGAGAGACCGAGCGGCGGCCGAAGTCAACGAACAGCCTGAAGCTGCGGCGCATCGCCGAGGGAAAAGCGTGGCTAGTCAGTTCCAAGTCGGTAACCCGGGCCCGCACAGTTCAGGCCAGAGGGTTCACGCCACCTGTCGTAACTCAACCGACGCTCACGGGTGCGGTGCGGTTACTAGGTTGTAAGAGTTCAGTAAGGTCCAACGCTCTACGGGCCCGAGCTGGAGCCACAGCGACATTGCGCATGAGCACCACCGACACTGCAGCAAACCTTATCCGGGTCAGGGCTGCAGCCAGAGCCGAACTCCTGAGAGCTACCGCAGATACTAACTCCAGTATCTTGTTGGCTACAGGGGGGGCTATCGGGTTGCTACAATCTGCGCAGGCAATGTCATCATGTGAGCTAGTGCGCGCCCGTGGTGTACGAAATATTTCAGATGTAGAGTTAATTGCGGCGCTACAAGTCGTTGACATACGCCGTTGATATAGTGTAGTATTTACAGTAACCAAGGAGCTAATTATGTCTCGTGAAGTCATTACCCCCACCGAATTGCGCATGCCAACTGTGACTTCCGTCGCTGGTGGCTCCCTCGTATCCCTGACTTTGACCCCTGCCATCGTTGCGACCATCGTTGCGGCCAAGCAGACGTTCACTGTCGCAGGCTTGAAGGTGGGCGATTCCGTGATCCCATTGTCCAACCCAAATACCACTGCCGCTGCCCTGTGCGGTGCCGAAGTGTCCGCAGCCAATACCCTGCGTCTGACCTTCGTGAACCCCACAGCCGCTGGCGTCACCCCGACCGCAGGAGCGTACACGTTCCTCGTCATCAAGGCATAAATGCGTAACCTGAGTCAAGACGACATGAAGCTGCTCGCGCAGGTCGGCAGACACTACCCAGAACTGGGTGTGCTGCTAACTCGCGTCCGCGCAGACGAACTTGAAGTCTTGTCGGTTACGTCCAACGATTTTTTCCCGGTGCAAAAGGGTCGCATCGGGATGCTTACAGATTTGCTGAAGCATGTCATGACCCAAACCCCTTAGCAAGAAAGGCAAGGATATGAACCTCCCCGCACAACTCCGAGAACAAGTCAAGGCAGCTACCGAGTTACGTGAACAGGCGTACGGCGAAAAGCCGGAAACACCTGAGTCCGAGACCCCAGCAGTCGTTGATACCCCTGAACAAGAGGTAGCGGCCCCCGCCGCCGAGATCGTAGAAGAAGTGCGCACGTCAGAGAAGCCCGCCACCCCGGTAGGCGAAGACGAGAACAGTCAGACATACGCCCAACGCTGGCGCTCGTTGCAAGGTGTTCACAACGCCATGCTGCAGCGCGTACAGGGGCTGGAGCAGCTCATCGCCACGATGCAGCAACCCGCCCCACAACAGCGTCAAGTAGTGCCACAACCTTCCAAGCTCATTACGCCGAAAGACGAAGATGATTTTGGTACGGACATGGTCGACTTTGCCCGACGCGTCACACGTGAGGAGATGACCCCTGTTATGCAGGCGTTGTCCCAAATGCAACGACAGATCGAGCAACTAGGCAATCTGGCACCCGCCGTGCAACAAGTAGCCACGAACCAGCATGCAAGCGCCGAGGAGAAATTCTTTGCGCAGTTGACTTCCGCCGTCCCAGACTGGGCCGATGTGAACGATAGCTCGCAGTTCCACAACTGGCTGCTGACCCCAGATGAAATGACCGGTATCACCCGTCAGACCTATCTGGAAGATGCACGCAACAACCTCGATCTCCGCCGCGTCGTGAGTGTCTTCAATACGTGGAAACGCGAAACGGGAGTCGCCCCTTCTGTAGTTCAGCAACAGCAAGTAGCCAAGGCTTCCAACGTGAGCCGTCTTGAAAAACAGATCGCCCCCGGGCGCACCAACGCAGCCACGGCTGCCCCTTCGCCCAAAGCGGAGCGGAACTGGAGCCCCTCGGACATCGCCAAGTTTTACGAAGACCGTCGCACCGGGAAGTACAAGGGCCGCGAAGCTGAGGCTAGCGCCACAGAACGGGACATTTTCCAAGCGCAGAAGGACGGACGAATCCGTCAGGCTGCATAACTTTTCTATTTAGGAGTTTTTAATCATGGCATATCCAAATTCAGCCGGTACCCCCCAGTACAGCGGCACGTTCATTCCAGAAATCTGGAGTTCCAAGCTGGTCGAGAACTTGTACGACGCCACTGTGCTGTCGGCCATTTCCAACACCGACTACGAAGGCGAGATCAAGAAGTTCGGCGATACGGTCAACATCCGTTTGGCTCCTTCCATCACGCTGCGCCCATACCAGAAGGGTATGACCCTGACCGTCGAGCGTCCTGAGTCCACAAAGATTCAGTTGCTGATCGACCAAGGCGAGTACTTCAACTGTATCGAAGACGACATCGACAAGATTCAGTCCGACATCGACCTGATGAACGAGTGGTCTAAAGACGCTTCCGAGCGCATGAAGATCGCTATCGACAGCAAAGTGCTGCCCGGTATCGTTCCTAGCGTCTCCGCTCTGAACCAAGGCGCTACCGCGGGCCGTATCAGCCAGAACATCAACCTCGGCGCAGCTACAACTCCCGTGCAGGTCACCAAGACCAACGTGCTGGACTTGATCGTCGACGCTGGTACCGTTCTGGACGTAGCCAACATCCCCGAAGCAGGCCGCTTCATGATTATCCCAGCATGGATGGCTGGCATGATTAAGAAGTCCGACCTGAAGGATGCTTCTTTGACCGGCGACGGCTCCAGTGTTCTGCGCAATGGCCGTCTGGGCAACATCGACCGTTTCACACTGTACACAAGCCACAACTTGAACAGTGTGATCGACAGCACCTTCCGTTGCTTCGACGTGTTGGCTGGTCACAAGATGGGCCTGACATTCGCTACCCAGATGACCGAGATGGAAAGCATGCGTGCTGAGTCCACCTTCGGTACTCTGATCCGCGGTGTGCAAGCCTACGGCTACAAAGTCACCAAGCCAGAGGCATTGGCCCGCTTGTACGTCCGCCAATAATCCGATCTGAAAGGAACATAAATCATGGCAAATTACACCATTACCCAACTGAAATCAGTTGGCGTCGCCCCCGCCACCTCCAGCAACACTGGCGCGCCTTCACAGGACGTGTGTCTGGAGTACTTCTTCGACGGCTCCAAGCGTTCCACCGTGGCTACTGACACTGTTGACATCTTCGAAATTCCCGCTTACGCGATGTTTTTCGCTGATTCCGCTGCTGTCACCGTGGTCTCCCCCGGTACAGGTGGCGCTGCCACCATCGGTGTGACCATTGGCGCTGCCGCCGCCGCCGGTACAGCCGTCACTGGCCTGACTGCATGGGCTGCTGACGCTGCCGCAGGTACGAAACTGGTTAAGCTGTCAACAGCCGCCCAGAACAATGCCTCCAGCGCGTCTGCCAACTTCGTGAAGCTGCAGTTCAGCTCGTTCGGCGTGGGTACTGGTAAGTACCGCGTCCGCGTGATGGGCCGCTTGCTTGAGGCTCCATCGGCTGCCTTGGCAGGTTGATGAAACCCGCGTAGAATGAGAGGGAGCTTCGGCTCCCTTTCTTTTTGGAGAAATAAATGACCCAACGACTGCTGCGACACAAAATAAGCGGGGTTCTGTTCGCGTACCAAGACATTTACGCCATTCACCCTGATTTTGAGGCCGTCGAAGACCTGAATGTTATCGACGTCGAAGCAAAAGAGATACCCACGCCAAAGCGGGCGAAGAAGATCGCCTCTGACGCCACGGTAGCTGTACCGGAAGCAGAATAATGTCGTTCACCGTCGCCGAAGTTCTGGCCGATGTGCGCGATCTGGTGCAAGACAACAGCACCCCGTACCGCTACGACGATGCGGACCTCGTGCGCAAATTCAACCAAGTGCTGCGCCGCGCCGTTATCCTGCGCCCGGACCTGTTCACACAGGTATCTACCCTGACCTGTATCGCTGGCAGCATGCAACTGTGCCCTGCGGACTCTGTGCGCCTCATGGATGTGCTGTCCAACGCGAACGGCGGGGCTGTGAAGCAGGTGAACCAAGAGGTCATCGACCTGATGATCCCTGACTGGGAAACCCTGACCCCCGGGCCCACGACCAACTGGATGCGCTACCCGCGCGACCCGAACCGTTTTTATGTCTACCCTGCGGCCACCGCAGGGCTTGCGCTCCAGATCATCTACTCCAAGTGCCCCGCACTCCTGATTCTCACCGACACTGTGCCTATGCAGGACGTATACATGCCTGTGCTGGTCGATGGTGTGTGCTGGTCGGTGGAGGCGATCGACGCCGAGCACGTCGAGTCCGGCCGCGCCAAGATGTTCAAAGACAGCTTCACCGAAGCCCTTACCACCGGCCTACAAGCTCGCCGCATCACTGACACGGACTCCGCTGCGGGTCCTGCTGAGGAGACTGTCTAATGGCCGCAACCACATTCGCGTCGATGGTCCCCGACGTATCGGCGTTCCTGCAAGGGTGCCCGAACCCCGCCATTGAGCGTACTCTGCGCAAGATGGCTACCGACCTGTGCCAGCGGGCCCGTGTGTGGCGCGCGGAGCTTCCCGACATCACCCTTGTCGCGTCCACGACAGAGTACACCCCCACGTCCCCGGTAGCGTACGGCGAGTTCGTAGAGGTCGTCACCGCTGACACTACCATCGCAGGCGAGTATCAGGCGCTGAAAGTCGTGAGCTTTGAGAAGGCCCGTAGGGTTTACCCCGAGTGGCCGATGGCGACAACCGGCACCCCCCTTCTGCTCACCGTGCGCACCCCCGGCCAGATCATGCTGGCCCCGACACCGGACGCAGCAGGTACCCTCTCCGTGTACGGAATCCTGCGCCCCACGGCCACCGCCGATAGCTGGGATGCCCAGATGTACCGTGAGTTCCACCGGGAGCTGTTCCATGGCGTGATGCACGAGTTGCAGATGATGCCGGACAGAAGCTGGACGGATACCGCGTCCGCGCAATACCACGGCAAACAGTGGACGTTCCTGCTCAACTTAGCCCGTGACCGCGCGGAGCGCGATTACAATACGGACGGTCTTAGCGTCCAAATGCGGCCCGCCGCGTAAGGTAGAACATGGCGACTATTAAATTCACGAACTTTGCCCGGACGACCCTCGCTATCGGCGCGGCTTCCGGCGCTACTTCCCTGACGCTCGCCTCTGGAACTGGCTCTCGGTTCCCCACACTGGGTGTCGACGAGTATTTCTACATGACCCTTGAGAACGCCTCGCTGGTACGCGAGATCGTCAAGGTAACGGCGCGAGCGGGTGACCTCTTAACCATCGTACGCGCGCAGGACAACACAACAGCCCAGACATGGAACGCCGGAGACGTGGCGTCGCTACGGTTCAACGCAGCAGCCATCTCGGACTCGGTAACGAACAAAGTCTCCTACACCGTACCCGTTGGCTCGGCGATCCTGCCCAAAGGTACAACAGCGGAACGTGACGGCTCCCCAGCTACCGGTTACCTGCGGTACAACGAGACCACCGGCCAGTTTGAGGGCTATGGGGTGGCAGGCTGGGGCTCCATCGGCGGCGGCGCAGTGGCTAACGGCACACTGCTTGAGACCGGCCACACCATCAGTAGCAACTACACCCTGAGCACGGGCACCTCTGCGGTCAACGTCGGCGGCGTCTCTGTGGCTACCGGGCAGGCACTGACTGTCCCAACGGGCGAAGCGGTAGTGTCTATCTCCACGGCTGGCATCCCAGCGGCCAACAACGTGACCCCCATCACCACAGGCAACCAGATCATTTACGGTGACAAGACATTCGCTGGCCGGTTGGTAATGACTGGTGGAGTGTCATGGAACGCATCGGCAACTCCGAGCATGGTGCGTGTGAATACTGCGAATGGGTATGGCAGTACGAATACGGTTATTCGTAGGTTCACCAACGTGGTGACGAACCAAGGTACGGACATTACTTACGCTGACTCAGCTACGCTTGGGGCTACGTTTACTATAAATGTGGCGGGGGTGTATGGTATTACGTTCTGCGACAGCTTCGCAACTGCGGCTTGGGGCGGGGCTAGCCTTAACAGCATACAGCTAACTACAAGCATTGCTACGATTACATCCGCCGACGTGCTGTGTTACGCCTATGAAGGTGGCGGTGTCGGGCAAGGTATAGGTTGCGCTACGACTGTGTATATACCAGCCGGGTCAGTGGTGCGGGCGCACACTAGTGGGGCTGCCTACCAAGCTGGGATACCTAGCCTTTTCACAATCACACGGGTAGCTTAATATGCCAAATCTCATAATCCACGGTACCAATGGGATCACCTACCCGGACAGCACGGTGCAGGAGTCGGCACTGACGACCGGTGCGCAGGTTATTACGGGTGTGAAGACCTTCTCCAGTGCACCTACGTTTGGCTCGGCTTCAATGCCTACGCCTAGCGGTACTGCTCCTGTTTATGGGTGCAGGGCTTGGTGCACATTTAACGGGACTACAGCAGGAACTAACGCACCAACTGCTGGTGGAAATGTGACAAGCATCACCCGCGTCTCTACGGGTGTGTACACGATTAACTTCACGACAGCCATGCCAGATGCAGCATATTTAGTTGTCATGGGTTCTGTGGGTGGGTTGGTGAACTCTCAGACAAAAGCGACAGGGACTTGTGGACTTAACGCATCACTACCAGCTACGGGTACACAGTACGACCCCACTGAAATCTCGGTAGCCATCTTCCGCTAAGGACACACCATGACCACAACCACCATCACCGCAGGCACGGCTGTCTCCCCAGCAGGTATCTTCTTCGGCGGCAACGACGGGGCCTTCTCGCTCTTGGCGGGGCAGGACGGCGCGCAGCGCTCGGTCATCAACGGCACATCCTCCGGGGTGCTTCCGTACTACAACAACACATGGTCGTTCAGCGGCACGGCCAACTTCAGCATGGATGGCACCAACGGCCAGATTCAGCTAATCACGCTGACCACTGCGTTCACCCTGTCCATCCTCGCGCCAGCCTCCATCGCCGAAGGGGCGCAGTACACCCTGATCTTCAAGTCGGGCGACACCAACTCCAAGACCCTCTCGTGGGGTTCCGGCTACAAGTGGCCCGGCGGCAGCGTGGTCCTCACCACTACGTCCAACACCTCCGGCGCGTACGACATCATCAGCTTCATCGGCGGCCCATCAAACACCCTGTACTACACCGGGAGCCTTCTCGATGTTCGCTAACGTCGTCTCCGGCGGCCAGCGCGGGTTCCAGATTCAACGGTCCCT